GTTAGCGTCTTTCCTACGGCTTCTAGTATAGCAATACCCATCTGCCAATTCGCGCTTCCATAGCGGATATAAGAGGCTTTTTTTCTATCCATAAGATTACCTACCTCAACCCCATATAAGGGTCTGTAATGGCTTCCTATGGCTTCTGTATAGGCACTCATGCCTAGTCTATGGCTATGTCCTGCTATGACCGATTTGCCCCATTTTTTAGCAAGGTTAAGAGCTGTAATACCTGCGTGCTGACTCATGCTGCCTTCATCGCCATGGGCTAATACCCAGCCAGGGTGGAATTCATAAGCTGTTTTGTAATAGTCAATGCCCATAGATGCAAAGTCCATGAACTTAGGATATTGAAGCTCTGGTAAACCGATTAAGCCAGGTGCTTTTAATAAAGTATTGTAAAGGCGATCAGTATGATTACTGCGGATAACACTAGCCTTCTTGCTGTACTCGGTAAGATCCCAAAGTATGTCCTGTGTAGCTGCACGATCTTCATTAAGACTTTGACTATAAGCCAAAGGTGTGCCATCGGCCCACTTGCTAATTGTTTGAAAATCGATCTCATCGCCAACACATAGAACCTCGTCAAATTTCTCACGTCTTGCCAACTTAATGACATTTTTGACTGCATGTTCATGATGGTATGGAATCTGTAAATCTGATATTACTAGCCAACGCTTAATCTTCATCCTCTTCTGGAGTAGGAATAGTTGGGATAATGCCGCCATCGCCCACGACCCAGTTCGGCATCGTGGCTCGATCTGAGACAAAATAGAGAGCGCAAGAATCTGAGAATCCAGCCTTCTTTGCAGCTTTGTAGATTTCGTTCATAGCAATATAGTGCTGATCCAACTTAGATAATGGCTCGGGTGATTTACGCACCACACGCCTATTGATCTTCTTTCGCTTACGTCTTGTATCAGCCATGTGTTTATTGTCTCGTAACTATTAAAGAATACAGATCATCAACACGCTGCTCTAATTTTAAACTTCTTGCATCAATCCGATCCACGGCATCTTTCATCGAGCTGCCAGAATTCGGGCGCAACTCGTTAAGCCAGCCTTTAATAAGAAAGCGCAGACCCACTAATAAACTTGTTAGTACGGCGCAGACGCCAGCGCCAAACGCTGCCCATTCTGCAGGGCTCATGCTTTATCTGCACCGAGGCCATAAGCACTATCGGATTTATCTAAAGCCCTAGCTGCTGGGCCTGCAAGTGCGGCCACTACCACTGATATAACTGGATCAAGTCCTAATTCATTACTTGCTAAGAATGTTAAGAATGATACAAGCACGCCCCTAAAGTATGATTTGAGTATTGCCTTCTGCTTATTGCTGATCTTCATAAGTTACCCCCTAGTAGTGGTATATCAAACGGCTTGCTATCTTTATCGCCTAACTTTGTAAAGCTGATATGTATGTGCTTTGTGTGCTTGTTAAAACCTAGGTACTTGCGCCACTTGTAATTAAGTATTTTGCTAGCGATCATGCCGTTATGGATTAAGTAAGATATGCGCTTATCGGTTTTTGCACATTTTCTGATCTGGTCAGCCAGATATATTGAGAGCCCCTCGGATGAATCCAAGCGAGAATCAACATCAATGGCTCGTACACACCCATTTGTATCTGGATTATGATCCGATTTTGTGGCGGAATGACGAGCATCACCCAACCACCCATCACTGGTAGAGCGACGATCTGGGTACCAGGTATCAATCTGATCTCTTAACTGTGTACCTGCAGCACATAGCCATGGTTTCATTATGAAAGTAGAAGCTGCGCTTCCTCCGCTGTAATACCAAGGCGATTTAATAGTGCTGCCTTAGCAGTTGCTTTTGCTTCTTCTTCGGCTATTTTTGCTTTAGTCTTAGCAAGGTCATTTTTTAATTGCGCCAATTCTTCAACATTTGCATCTCTGACACTTTCTTCGCCAGTTTCAACATTAACTATTTTGATTTCTGATTTTGACATTTTATGATACTCCGTATAGTAGTAGTGTTCCACCAGTAAAACTGCCACCACCAGCAGTAAATACTAAAGAGGATATTGCGCTTGTTGAATCAAAATATCCAATACCTAGTGCTGCTCTTGTTGGTGTGGCTGCTTTGTAACCTAAAAAACTAGATATACTTTTTCTTTGTGTTGTTGAAGCATAATTGTAAATCCAACAATTTCCAGCATTTCTAGCAGACCCTGAATCTAATGCAGTATTAGTATTTAAGAAAAAGTCTGATGCGGTATAAGAAGATACCGTACCCGTAGTATTACCCATATCCCAAGATTGTAAATCACAGGTGCTAGCATTGTTTGGTTTTAATACAAAGTAAAAATTTACATCTGCAGTCACATTACTGAAAACTGTTAATAAATGTTTATATGTTGAAGGAATTGAAGACAGCGTTACGGAAGCTCCTGATAAAGTAGTAGTGCTAATCAAAGTCATGCCGCCACCACCTGCAGGTGCAGCCCATTTTAATCCAGTAGCAGTAGTGCTATCCGCAGTAAGAACTGTGTCGTTAGCACCAACAGTCAATTTAGCGAATGTATCTGCGCCAGTGCCAGCTACCAGATCACCCTTAGCATCAATAGCTGTGGCCATAGAGTTAGTTACGGTGACTGTTCCAGAAGTACCACCACCTGATATACCTATACCAGCGGTTACGCCTTCGATGTCACCAGTAGCGCCCGAAGATACCCATGCTGCGCCATCGTAATACCATAAAGAATTATTATCTTTAGTAAATGCAAAGTTGCCTTCTTGCGGTGAAGTAACAGCTGCATCTCTAGCTGTGGCATTAGTAAATACCCAGATGCCTTGCATTAAATAGCCATCTACATCAGCGGCAGTTAATACCTCGCCTGTAGTAAAGTCCTTAAAACCTAATCCTGCTGCCATTTGTACTCCCTAGTAACTTAGGACATTATAGTCTAAAGTGCCATAAATCGTATCATTTAGGATAAATGCGTCTATGACTGGCTCTAATGTCGTGAACGTGGTTTTCCAACTATTCGGTGTTATGTTCATTCTTACACCAAAAATCTGTAGTGTTTTTTCTAGGGTAGATCCGCCTGGTTGGGTAGTGATTACCTTTATGGGATCAAAAAAGTCTAGGTCTAAAGCTGCAATTATGCCTGTGTTGTAACTAGGCGTATATAAGTCAAGCACCACGGAATCCACTCGTATGCTGGTCTCGGCTCTACTGGCAACATAAGCTCGTGCGTAATCCAGGGCTACTGCATCGGTCTGCATAAGCAGGTTGTCTTGAAAATAACTGTGTAAAAAATATTTATCGATACTGGCTTGATTTAGGGCTACCTGAGCGCTACCGCCAGACCTTGTAATTGTAGCTTTATTAAATATAAGCACATCGTTAAGAATCCAACTTGCATCAAAGTATTTTATACCAGTGCCGTTATCTGCAAAGACTGTCGGTGTGCCACCAATAGATCCTGCGGTTACGTTTCTATCCTGGAATACAAACGAGCCAGTAGCATCTACATACAAAGCACCATATTCAGACGTGGCAACAGTAGTTAAAGCTTGTAGTGCTGTGCGGTTAGTGCCTGGATCTGCCTGCATAGTAGTGAGACCTGCATCTACATCACGCATAGTTGCTGGCCATGAAATTTGATCTAATATCTCATTTATACGTGTGCCCGATAACTCACCTGCAGTAGCACCTGTAACTGCACTGATCTGGGCTAACTGCGCAAGTCTAAACGCATCCACAGCTTGGATTGTAGTTATGGCTAAATCTTCACCAGACTCATCTGGGTATGTTGTTACGTAACTTGTGATAAATCCCGAGAATATAGGATAGGTAGTACTGCCATAGGTTGCAGTAATCTGCACCTTCTTCATGGGTGTTAATAAATTATAATACGGTCCGCTGACATTCATTGGATTAAAGTCGCCATTCTGATCAACAATACGTAACGTGAGTGCGCCTGTTTGGAATTGATCAGATAATGCAGTACGGCCTCGGTTAGTCTCTATACGATTTACTTGATTAGAAACATCTACAATTACAGCTGCGCTATCGGCTAGTACGTTTGTGCCTAATATGCCTGTATCTAAGATCATGGCCTGAGCAAAACTAGGTCCAGTGCTAAAGTTAATTACAGCATTTATTACTGGTATGGTCATACTATAAAGCCATTAGGTACTGTTGAGTAACCTGATCTACTGGCTACCTGTATGCTTTCTGCTATAGCTTGACTTAACTTATCGCTACCGCCATCTATAGTGAGCCTAATATCCATAGGCGCCTGGGTTGTAGTGCGCTGAGCATTTTGGCTTAAAAATTGGTTAATGCGTGAGTTTAAATCTTGTGTAGATTCTATTGCTACTTTGTTTTCAAAAGCGGCTATTTTTTCGTTAGTTGCTTGAGCTGTAGATAGGGCATAAGAGTAAGTAGGTGCTGCAGTTGAAGTCGGGGTTTTAACGCCACCTAATGAAGCTATGAATGCAGCTATCTGTGCGTTTAATGCTCGCACCATTTCTTGCGCTGTATTTTGTAGGTAATCATCTATCTTAGTGTTTAATGATTTAACCTTAAATAATGCAAAATCTTCTAAAGACATGCCTGCCAACTTTGCCTGCTCTGCAAGCTTTCTTAATGCCTCAGTTGCTTCTAATTCTGCTAAATATTTTTTAGCCAAAGCCTCGTTATTGTCTAAAATTGCTAGCTGTGACTTTAGGCGTAACTTAGTTTCTTCATCAGTAGCATTATTTAATGCTGCGTTTATGCCTATGCGTTCTAGGTCAAACTTCTTCTTTAATTCTTCTACGTTTTTATTCTCAATAGCGTTCTTTTTGTTTAGTAATGCTAGTTCGTCTTTCTTGGCTTTTAATAATTTAAGTTGGGTGCCGATTTCTGCAACAGATGGTCGAGCAACTGTGTTAAATTGTGAGGGCGTATTTTCTCTACCAACTGTTCTCAAGCCTTGTATAGCCCGTAAGGCTGGTCCAACATACGGTAAGTTTTTAATAATCTCTACATCTACACCTGGCACATTACCGATTAGTTTTAGTTTGCTAATAATTACGCTTAAGCCAGTAATTACTTCACTTGTAGCTGTGGCAAAATTTTCCATAGCCTTTGTTGCGCTTGCAATACTATTATCATCGCCTAGCCGTGTTAAAGCATCTAATAAACTTTTACCTATAATTTCTTGTGCGTCAGCTGATGCTGCAGTTAATAAATCCATTTTTCCAGCATAGGTATCTAATCTGGCTGCTGACTGACCTGCAAACTTTTTATTAAGTTCGGTCATAATTGCGTTCATGTCGCCAGTCTTTAATAATGCTTTATTGAGACCAGCGCCTAACCTACTAAGACCAGTGGTGTTACCTGCATAGCCACGTGATAAGGCTGAAGTAACTTCGGTTAATGATTTACCTGTTGCTGCGCTTATATTTAATGCGGTATTTAAAGCATCTTGGCTTGTGGTAAGTGATCCTGTAACTGTCAATAATTGCTGAAATGCTGGTCGTAATTGATCGTCTAATACGCCTGTAGTCTTTTGTAGATTAGCAATATACATTTCTACGGCTGGGCCGCTAAATTGGTAACCAGTATTTTTTAATTGTTGCTCTAAAGACTTGGCTGCTTTTTCGTCTGCAATAAATGCCTGTACTGCTTTTTTGCTAAAGTTTAATAATTGATATGCGCTAAATGTGACCGCAAAGGTTCTGCCTAGTTTTTTAACTTGCTTGTCAAAGGCTGATATATCCTTTTGACCTTTTTTAAGTGCTTTGCCATTAAAGGTAGCAATAGCCGAGACGACTACATTGGCCATTAGGCTGCCTTCTTAATTTCTGTGGCTTTGTTAAATTGTATAGCTGTAGAGTTTATAGCTTTGAGAATTGCATCATAAACTTCTTGACTATCTTGAGCCCATGCCTTAAATATAAGTCTTCCTTTTGTCTTTTTGCCACTGCGACCTGGCGCACCTTTAATTCTTGGCTGTGAGGTAAGACCAGGCATAGAGGTTACAAACTGATAACCTGCAAATGGGTTATTAGATGCGTACTCTCTTGTAGATTTATTATATGTATATTCTCTAGCTCTTTTAGTACCTTCAAATCCTTGCACTGCACCGACTGGTGAGTTAGGTGTGCCTGGATTTATTTGTTGGAATGGCGCACGGCCTTGTGGGTTATTACGGCCTGCAGTCTCATATATGCGACCAGCTGCGCTTACGTTATAGACGTAGTTGCTAACCTTAAACCCGTTTCTAAATGTTTTGTTTTCGCCTGCGTTATATCCAATACCTGCCTTTACAGTGCTAGCATCATATTTAGGGAATGGCCGATAGTTAATTTCTGGGTTAGGTGCTTTACTCCAGCCTGATAACACTTCGCTATTACCTGGCACAAATGATTTTGCTTTATTCGCTACGCCACGCATTAAAGGATCTATAGCAACTCTTATGCGTTGGCGCATATCTTCATCCATAAACTCTAAACCTTTTAGGACATCTTTAACGCCTACGACCTCTACTGGCATTTCTGATCTCCTTTGCTCTATCGCTTAGCACCTGCATTATTGCTGTGAGCATGTCCGAATCCATATTGGTAAACTCACTAGGCGCAATTCCAGTCTCTACACTTAAAGCAGCCACCGTATAGAGAATGGAATCACGCTGTACTATTTTTTTTCTTCGTCTAATACCTCGACAGTTTCTAAGCTGTCAATAAACTCTGCACCCCATAAAGGTACTTGCGCACCTGATCTACGTAAGCATTCCCATGCTAGCCAATAGATATGGCTCTGCATTTCTGACTCACGTAGGGCTTTAGAGATGCCCATGCCTTTGCTAATTTCG